TTTGTTTTTAATTCAACAAGTTTAGTTCCATTCATTTGTTCGTAATCTATTCTGCCAATTTTTTCTAAAGCTAATTCTTTAAATTTATAAGTGCAGTATCTTTCACTAGCAACTTCATCTCCTAACTTTAAATCTTTTAAAGCGTTACAAACAATCTTAATCATATCTACTAAATAATTTTTAGTATCTTCGTGTTGTTCTTTATCAGCTTCGTTGTGTGCCTGATATTTATCATACTCTTTTAATTCTTCTTGTATGATTGTATCTAAATCTTTTTTTTCATTAATCATTTTCTTTTCTGCTTCATACATATACTTAGAAACAAATCTTTGCGAAGCTCTACCAATAGATACACCAGCAGTCATACGATAACTTATGTTCATTAATCTACGATCCTCTTGTGTGAAGTGGCAGTATCTAACTAACCAATCAGCATCTGACATAGCTTCCTGAGATGGAGAGCTGTGATCTAAATTTAATTTCTTGTAATATTGCAATAAAATATCTTCATCAATATTTTTTGCAGATGGAATAGTTGTAGTCTTTGTTAAATCAATAACCATTTTAAACCTTTCATTGTTTATATAACCAATACATATATTATTAATTGAAGTCAATGTAAAATAAAGATTGACTGTGAATAACTTTTATGGTTATGCTATCTTAACGAAAGGAATAATATGAAACTTAAAAACCAACTAAAAAAACTACTTAAAAAGTATCACAAAACATTTGATTGTTTTGGCAACAGAAGGAAAACTAAATGACACTAAACGAGTACAAAGAAAAGAATAAACTTAGCAATAAAGATCTTGCAAAGTTAATAGGATTAACAGGTAAGAATCCTATTGTATCTGTGATTAGGTATTTAAAGTCAGAGAGAATACCTCATCCTAGATTTATGAAAGTAATAACAGAAAAGACAGGCGTTCAACCTAATAGCTTTTACGAGGAGTGGTATGAGAAGTATAAATTTTGATAAAGTTATTGTTGAGTGGATGGATATTAATTCTTGTGATGATGCTTGGAATACTGAGGATCAATTAAAAGATTTAATGCCAGCATCATGTACAACTATTGGTTATCTATATGAAGATACACCACACTTTGTAAAAACATTTGCAACATTTAGTTTTAATACTGATGACACAATAGACTTTGGAGATTGCGTTGTTATTCCTAAAGGCTGCGTTGTTTCAATTAAGAAATTGGAGAACTAATGGAACGATCAAAAGTTTTAACTGTAATATCTTTAGGAGTTGGAGTTCAATCATCTACTATGGCATTGATGTCAGCTAAAGGTGTGCTGCCAAAAGTTGATTGTGCTATCTTTGCAGATACAGGGTATGAGCCAAAGAAAGTTTATGAATATTTAGAGTGGATTAAAACTCAATTACCATTTCCAGTTTATACTGTTGAGAAAGGTAATATTAAAGATGACATGTTAAACTCTATATCAAATGGTACTAGATTTTTAGTAGCTCCATTTTATACAAAGAATAGTATCACTGGTAAAAAGGGTATGGTTATGCGTCAGTGTACTAATGATTATAAGATACAACCAATAAGAAAAAAGATTAGAGAACTATGTAATATACAAAAGGGAAAACATTTTCCTAAAGATAAAATTGTAGATCAGTGGATTGGTATATCTATGGATGAGATTAGTAGAATGAAACCAGCTAGAGATAAATATATTAACAATGTACACCCATTAATTGATTTAAAAATGAGTAGAAAAGATTGTCTTAAATGGATGAGTGATAATGCTTTTCCATTACCTGAGAAATCAGCTTGTATATGTTGTCCCTTCCATGATGATAAATATTGGTACTTCATGAAACACAATAGACCAGAAGAGTTTGCGGATGCTGTTGAGTTTGATAAAAAAATTAGAAGAGGATCAAGAAAACAAGATGATGAATTATTTACACACAGAAAATGTATTCCTTTAGATGAAGTGAACTTTGATATTAAAAAAGATCAACCTGATATGTTTAATAACGAATGCGAGGGAATGTGCGGAGTTTAGTAGAGTCTATGATTGATGTTGGAAGTGGATTTGTATTAGCATTATTAATACAGATATTTATTTTTCCAATGTTCAATTTATACCCTACTATTTTGGTAGGAATTAAGATCGCTTTAATATTTACAGTTGTATCTATTTTAAGATCTTGGTTTTGGAGAACAATGTTTAATAAAATGAAAGGATGAAATGATTGACCAACCATTACACGTTGAAGACGTGATTGATATGTATAACGAAAAAATAATCATACTTAAAAAAGAAATAGATAGATTAAACGAAGAGATACAGGTTTTGCATATAGAACTTATGCAAGAAAGAGCTAAGAACAATGATTGATTTTAAGAATAGAGGATCGCATGATCTTGAAGTTATAATTTACAAGTTAAGAAACTATGCTGATTATCTTGAAGAAAAAATTAAAGATCTTGAGCAAGAAATAAAAGATTTAAAGAAAGAAAAAAAATAGTGGCTAGATATAATTATTTTGTAGGTGGATTTGGCGACTTCTATTCTGAATGGCATAGAAACAAATGTAGCGACATTGGATATATAGATATTGATTCAGTTCCTATATGTATTAATAAACCTTGCTGGAAACCACTGGCAGTTATTGAAACTGTCTATGATACTGGTAAGAACTATAAGAAATATACCACAGTTGTAGAATACATAGCCAAAGGCTTAAATATACCCTGTTTTTTGCTGTATTATAAACCTATACCACAGACGGATAGCCTAGAGTTCAAAGTTCAGCGTCTATACCCCTTTAAAAGCGATTTAAACCCTATTTTAGAGGAGGAATGGTACTACGAAATGCTTAAACTACAGATTGAGCATGATAAAGTGTGTAAATACAAGGTAAATAATGGCTAAATATACACCACATATTAGAATACCTGTATCTTTGTTTGAGCATCCTAGTTATTTAGGCTTGCCAGAGGGTAAGAAGTTGCAGTGTTTTGCCGTTCTCGCAGTGCTTTTACGCTTTGCAGATAAGAATACTGGTAAATGCCACCCACGTCTTGTTTTAATGGCAGACATGCTTGGCGTTAGCCGCTTGACGATATATCGTTGCATTAATCTTATGATTAAAAATAAAATGCTTATAAAGAAACGCCTAAGATCTACTAATCTATATGTAATTAACCCTATTTTTATGATTAATGATGTTAAACGAGATGTATCTAATAGAAACATAGATGTATCTAATGGATACATGGATGTATCTAATAGAAACATCAATGTATCTAATGGAAAGGTATTAATAGAACCATCTAATATACCATCTAACTATCCATCTAATATAACCAATACAAAGTTAATAAATAAAATAGATGGTATAGTTAACAATACATCTTTAGATAAACAAAGTAAGATTATTCAATTGGCTAGTCTGACACTGCCAGAACTAAAACAATGTATTAAACAACATCCTCACTATGTACAAAAAGCCATTGAGTACCAAGAACAAGTGGTTCGTGATGCAAGAGCTGTGCCAAAAAATATACTGGATCAAAGATTAACTGCTGCGATGAGAGCCAATGCCAAGAACAGATCAGCAGCTTATAAAGCAAAGGTAGAATATAACAAACGAAATGGTATCAAACCATGGGAAAAGAAATAACATAAATGCTATGGCAGGATTCAAATCAAAGAAGATATTCTGTATGGATATGTCAAGATTATCTGGCAAACCTTGTCAAGCAAAAGGGTTTCCAACTAACAAGTTTAATGAGCATGGTTTTCAAGTTTATAAATGTAGATTTCATGGTGCACAGAATACAAACTTCTATGGCTTTAGAGATAAAGCAAATAGAGGTGGTTTTAACAAGCCAGGATATACAGATGAGAAGAAGATTAAATCACTTGCAAGTTTAAAACAATTTAGAGATAAGGATTTAGATTATGTCAGAAATTACTACGAAACCAAAGTCAAGCCAAGAGTTGATAGTCTTGGACGATACAGTTCTAAATACAGTATTAGAGCAGTTAAGCGAAGGAAAAACTCTAGCAAGTATAAAGAAGGAAGGGATCTTACCTTGCAGCTTGAAGAAGTTTTACGACTTCTTAAATCAAGAAAACAACAAGGAACTGAAAGCAAAAGTTGAGAGCTGTAGAAAAATTGGTATTCAAAATATTGTGGACCACTTATTAGATGTGTACCAAGCCGATATTAATAGTGAAACTTTAGATCCGAATCTTATTAGTTGGATACGTGAGAAGACAAAATTTATTACCTGGATCGCAAGTAAATCAACAGATCTTTATTCAGATAAAAAGGATCTTACATTAAATAAAAATACTACAAATAATATTGTTGTGAGCTGGCTTGATTCTCCTGAGTTAGAACAGAAATATACTCAATACGAAAAGATTTCAGAAGATAAAAAGGAAATAATAGAACAGTAATTAGAATTTATATTTCCAAGCCATAACAATAAACAAAGCCAAGACAATAAATATAACTTCGTAAATGTTATAGCTTAGAAATAGATCAATCATTTAATTTAATACTACATACATAATCGTTATTATGCCTATCATATTAACAAAGCCAAGTATTGCAGCCAAAGTATAGTAAAAGGTTTTCATTAATGTAATTCCTGTACTGTTATATCTTTTTTTTCATTCCATACATCAATGATTTTTTCATTGGTGCTGTTGTCTATGTATATGGTCCAGTCTTTAATGGTTATGTATAGACATTTTTCAGATCTAACATCTATTTTAATACCATTAATTTTTTTAATTATTTTTTTCATTATGCAGCCTCCTTGTTTTTAATTATTTCTAAATGATGAATAGGTTTTCCATATTTATCAAATAAGTATTCGTTAGCTTGACAATGATCTAAAATTACATCTTCATCCCAATTAGATACAAATTGTTGTTCATCTTCTTCATAGCAAATTGGATGTTCATCAAGCCAATATTTTACTTTTAATTTAGCTTGATCATTTAGCTCATTATACTCATAAGCATTTATTTGTATTGTTCTCATTTTATAACCCTTTCAGTTTTTATTTAATTAGATCTATAAACGTAATAAGTATTACCATTTACATTTACTTCATTTTCTTCATGATCGTATGAAGCAATAAAATGTCCACGACCATCAGAACATACAGCATCACTAACAAAATGATCAAAGTCTTTTATTAGTGATTTAATTGCTTCGTTGCTATCTTCATGAAGCTCTTGAAGTTTTTTAATAACTTCTTCATCTACTTCAGTATGAGCTGCAATAAAATCAGATCTAAAAAAGCAAACGCTTTCATCAATGTAATTATATACAGCTTCATCAGCTTCTTCATCAGTATAAACCAAATAATCATCCATACTATTAATTGCTTCATCAATAGAGCAATCAAGATGTTTAGCTAACGCTTCTATTTTTTCTTGTTCTGTTTTATCTACTGTTTTTACTTGTGTCATTGTATAACCCTTTCAGTTGTTATATTTATATTAAATACTATCATAACCATTTTGTCAATCTAGTATTTGATCTTATATTTTAAGATCCTGTAACCCTGTATAATACAAGGTTACAAGTTGTTAAAATTATCCAATAGTTATTATTTCAATTCTACTAGTATCAAATCCTCTTTTTTTAATTTCATTAGTAAGAGCTTCTTTAAAAGTATTTTGTTTTTTAACTACTGCTTGTTTAATACCATTATATTTTTTATAAGGTATTATTTCATAAGGCGTAATACTTGACGCTGCTACTTCTTGACATTCCTTAATATAAACATCCCAATTAGTAGATGCTTCAGTCATTGTTGATTTATTCATGTTATAACCTTTCATTGTTGTTTAATAACCTTTTAGGGTACTAATAATAATAATGCAATACAAAAAAAACATTAAATTTTTAAAAATGTAATAAACTTATTTATATAATTGAATTTATTATATTATTTCTTTACAGCTAATAAAATCGCCAAAAAGAAAAATAAGACAAATAGAAAAGATTAATAATAGAAAAGAAATAGCCTGGACATTGGACCAAGTTATTAACAACTAACGATTAGATTGTATTTTAAGAATATTAAAGCAACCAATTAAAAACAATAAACGAAACAAAACTATTGATTGTGTGAGTAAGTATTAAAATAATACATGCGATAAAGTTCCTATTTATTAATACAACCAGTTCGTTTGCATTGTGTGTATTTGTGGCGGATATGCAACAGTGTGTGATAAATATACAACATTAATTATTACTAACGATAACTTATAGGTTATCAATAGTAATGATTAAATAGTTCCGATAACTTTAATTATCGGAAATGCAGTATAGGTTGTATTTGGCGTATTATTGCATCCAACTAATTCTATGCAACAATATAGGTGTTGTATAAATGTCACACAATTTTGGATAGCGACACCCCCCTACACCCCCATAAACCGCCGCCATTTTTATTATATATATACATGGGACTTTTTAGGATACCTTTAG